CATACTCTTCTTCCTCAACCTCAGGACAGATAGTTTCAAGGTCTTCAGGGTTCAAATCATCAACCTCAATTCCTACTTGGTCAAGAAAATAAAGTAATCTCTGCATTCCAAATTCTGCTTCGATTGGGAACATATCACGAACACTAGCTCCTTTATGTTCTCCTTCGGTTACAACTGACTCTCTAAATACTGCCAAAGTTTCGTTTGACGTTTCACCCATTTCGAACCTTGTCAACTTCAGGCTATAAACACCTGCTGGTATATCTAAACCAAATGCGTCGCTGTAACTTTCTTTTGCTGCGTTAAAACTTTCCTTCATTTTCTTCAGTTTGCTTTTAAAAGACATCATGTCCTCCGTTTAGTTTTTTTGTTTACTTTTTCTTCTTTGCGAACTTTTTCTTTCTGGTAACTAATTCCTTCTTTACTGACTCCTTCTCCTTTGGTTTTATTAGTTTATTATTGAATGCTTTTGCTAAATTCTCATACGCCTCTTTCGAGTTGGTTCCCATGGATATATTCATAACTGGTTCACCATCTGTATATAAGAAATTCTCAGTCATCCTGACACCTGCCTCAACATGAGAATCACCACGTATCGTTAGTATCCTTGAACCATCTGTGTCATAATGATAGTATGCAATGATGTCCACGATTCCACAGTAAAATTTATAAGGTGAACCACTCAGGTCAACTGATAGCTTATGGTATGACTCTCCATTCCTTCTTTGAACCTGCTTAATTTCACTATGTGCTGTGATTATGAAACCAAGACCCATATTAAAGATTTTCTCATGTACTCTCTTGAACTCATCTGCAACAAGTCTCCACCCTTTTCCATACTCTCCATCACTGGGATGGGTCATTCCTTCTCTTGCGCAGACATGTTCCATGCATCTGTCGTATGCAACTGCACCAGTATCCATCACAACAGTATCGCAGTAATCAGGGTTCTTTTCTAGTTGCACCAAATACTCAAGAAACTGATTCCAACTCCCAATGCTTACTTGCCTAATTCTCATTGCATTACCACCCGGCTCAAACATGAAAAACAATGGGTTACCTGCATGGGATGCTAATGATGACTTACCTATTTTTCTTTCCCCGAAAATAAGCATCATGTACTCATGCAATTTTTGCTTTGGTTCTGATAGTCCAGTAGGAAGGGTTACTTTCGTAACAGTTTTCCTTTTTACTTTGCTCGCTGACCTCTTAGGTTTACTAACCTTTTTTGCTGCCATTTTGTCTCCTTCTACTTTTTACTTTTTAACTCATTGAATAGTTGCTTATCTATGTAGTAATTTTGAAGTGAACCTGTCGTGCAGGCATCCAAGTAATCACAAGTCCACTTTCCCAGACATGCAACTTGGTTTCTATAAAACACTTTACATGGTTTAGTTTTCTTGCATGCTTCAAGCTTAAAAAATATGTCTTTAATCTTTCTAGATAGTTCATCTTTAAAGTCTGCTTTATTCTTATCACTGAATGGTGCCTCTATCCTAATGAAATAGTGCTCAGGGTCTAATCTAATTTTCTCCCTCAACCTTTCAACGAAATCTGCAGGGTCTTCGTTTTGCTTCGGTTTGCTTCCGGGATTTCTAATCACATCATAAAGAACACCTACGATATTCTTACCTGTTAATGCTTCCTTGGCAATCGTATAATATAAAGACTGGAAATCCATTGTTAGATATGTAATTAGTGGTTCTAATTGTATCTGCCCTTTTGTCTTCCTTTCAAGTAACCATTCCTTACCAGATTTTCTAGGTGAGAATTGACCATCAATCTTTCCCCTGCGTCTTGCATATATCCCATCTACCCCTGCTGGCACATCAAATATCTCTTCTGGTTCACCATACTTATTTTCCTTAAAGTCATTCTTATAAAACTCAACGTATTCTGCTAACACAGCAAATGCTTTTGTTGCAATGTCCTCCCGTTGTCTGTCTAGTATGGTTTCTGTCAAATTATCACATGCTATATCTATTGCCTTATCAATGAAATGCTCACTGGTTTTCTTTTGTGAATAAACCATGTCTAAAACGTCATGCACTATATTACCAAAGACTGTGCCTGTTCCTGATGTTTTCTTTTTGACCTTATTTATGCTAAATAGGAATGCTCTAGGGCAGTCCATAAAAGTATTTATCATACTCTGACTTAATCCTGTTTCAGCTAATGAAAAACCATTAGTATCTAAATCCGATACCCTTAAAAGCTTTCTTTTCCTTGGTAATTTTTTCTTTTTCAATTCTTGCCTCCTTTAATCTTTTTAGCATCATGTAATAGTATGAACCACCTGTGCCACCGTCCTCTGCAATATATCGTAAATCCATAATGGACACAACATCAGGAAATGTCTTACCGTAAAACTCTTTAACCACAGTGCCTATTAGTATAACAGTATCACAACCACTTTTATCGTAAATTTCCATGATGTGTTGGGAACAGGCAATTTTACTCTTATCACTAATCTCACCATCACTTCGGCATAATACTATGTTAGTGAAGTAACAATCTGCCAAATCTATGTCTGCTGCAAGTAACAAATGTTCTAATATCTGTTTCTTCAGGCCAAGAAACGGCAGTCCTAACGATTCTTCGGCTCTAGTAATGCCATTGCCTACAATAAGGTAAGAACACGGAAGATTGCCTGTTCCTCTAACAATTCGTTTCCTTGTTTTGGACAATATGCATCGGGTACAGTTCATATTATAGTACCTTGGTTTATTTCAAATTTGAAATTAGGTTCTTTCATAACTAGTTCATGTGGTTTAATGTGTTTTAGCTTACCATCTGTATAAAAATTATTTCTGCAAAAATTTATGGCTTCTGAGCAATATTGTTTTTTATTTAATTTGTACTTTGCTTTCCTACTAATTTGCCTAATTGCAGCTTCTAAGTCATAAGGGTCTCCAATAAGGTTAACCATATTGTTAATGAATTCACCTAAACCATTTGCCCTTTCTTTACCTAGAGATATTTTAGGTCTAATTATGAATAATCTACCTTTGAATCCATGGTACTCTTTAGAGAATCTGACAAGTTCAACTTTTTTTGACCCAAATAAACTCCAATTAGCTTCAATGATAAATAGTTGAGTTTTGACCCAAATAAACATACCAACATGGTTCATTTCACACTTTTCACTATTTATAAAATCACCTTTCCCAGCAGTAAACCACTTGATACATTTAGCAATTATTTTTTTGCCCGAAGTACTTAGAATATCACCATCTTTAATACTTTTTCTTAAAAGAATATATGAATTTTTCCTACACTCATAACCACTCATTAGTTTTCTCCTATACTTTATTGACATATAATTTTATTAGTTTGATACTAGTTTCTACTACTTTTTTAGTTGGTTATTAAATCTCATAACTAGTTGAAATTCTTTTAAATCTTCCTTTAGCTTACTACTTCTCAACTTATCGCCAAAAGACCAAGGAGGATCTACATATATTATTTCGTATTTCTTCATTATTCGTTCCTATGTTTATTATCAATTTAAACCAGATTACAACAAGGGCAAAAGCTTTCGGATATTCATTAGTTTGTCTTGCTCTTCTTGTATTATTTTTAATATATCACCGTGATCTTCTGCTGTCATTGTTTTACTTCCAATGTATAATGCAGTTATACTATATCCTATATTCCTAAATGTTTGTTCTACTTCTTTTTTCTTCATACCATATCCTTAGTTATTTTTGCCCCAGCGTTATCGGAAATTAGTCAATTATCCAAACTATCAATCCTAATATTGCAAAAATTATTGTTATTATTATTGGAGTTCCTACTACTATCAGTATTGCTATTTGCCATAATTCCATAATTTTTCTCCTGTATGTTTTATTGCATATATTACAAGGTATGCTTTCACATCCACTTAATCCTGTGTTATCTATCCATCCACTTCCATTACATTGGCAATTCATATTATTCCCTTTTAATATAACTATCCGATAACTCAAACTTCAAACGGTATTTTACTCGTCTCCGTTGTGTTACAGATTAGCTGATAAAATTTACTTATCATTTTCTTCAAGTGCTTCAATTATATCAATTACTTTACCTGTGTGTAACATAATCATATTAAAATCTTGATTTTTTCTATGTTTACCATCGTCCATACAAACTTTTAGAATTTTGACTGTCTCAAATCGTAATTCTTTTATTGCAATTTTTTCTAAGTTGTTCATCTTTATCTCCTATTATTTTAAATTTTAAGTTTACAGCTAAACTTTACTATTTTTTTAAACTTTAACATTATTTATCCTTATAGTTTCCCCATTTGGGCTAATCCAATTCCCACTGCGTCATAGATATGGTCAGAAATCTTACCCTTTGTATAGTTTAGGGTACAGATGTCCTTTACTCTCTTCTCAACCACTTCCTTTGGTAGGTTCCCCTTCCACTCTCTTGGTGTTACTATTTTTACTTCCAATCCATACTGGTTACACAATTGGCAGTATCCACCTACTAAGTAGGACAGTTTTGAAAGATCTCCTCTAACACTTGCTGTCCTGCTTTTTAGTGAACCTCCCCAATTCTCAACTCCTTCAATTACAACCAGTTCTATGTTTAGGATATTATCAGAAATAAAATACTCAAACTTGTCCCACATGTCCACTAGCTTATCACCTAAAGTTTTAATCTTCTTTCCCGTTGAAACATTTATCCCCAGAATTTTAGGTTCTAGGTCACCATCCCATAATGCTAAACCTGTATGGAAGCCTGGGTCAACTGTTAGTATTTTATCTAACATAGTGTTCTCCTTGTGTTTCGAGCATGAGCTCTACAATTAGGGCACTTAGTGAAAGTAATTGACCTCCAAGTATGCTTACAAGCAATGCAATGGTAACTACTTAGTGTATTCTTTTTCTTCTTATTTATCATCTTTTGTTCCTCTGTATAGTAGTTATTATTCTATGAGCAATTTGGGATTCTACCTCATTCTTCCTAATGCCCTGTAGTATTGATTCTTCAACAGTATCCTGAGTCACAAAGTCAATAATTAGTAATGACTTGTCTTTACCAATCTTAACAAATCTATCCTCACTTTGTGCCCGTGTTTCACTATATGGTGTTGAGTAGTAAATCATTGTATCAGAAACAGACAAATCTGTCCCATATTTAAAGCAGGTAGGTTGTCCTATGAAATACTTAACTCTTTTGCTCATAAAATCTTTTCTTGCCTGCTCTCTTTTTGCAGGGTTAATCTTTCCATATACTGGGATAGAGTTAGGCAGTATTTCATGTAACCTTTCAATCTCATCAATAAACATACACCAGATAATCACTTGCTCGTTTTTCAGCTCACCATTTAGTAGACTTAGTAATTCCTGTTCCTTGTGATTAAATTTATGCTCCCCCTCAATAAAGCCACCGCATAATCTACGCATCCATAAAAACTTTTCCATACTCCAGATAGTTGACTTATGTACCTCATTGTATTCGAGTATAAATTCCTCCTCAATTTTCTTATAAACTTTTCTAAATCCTTTCTTAGGTCGTATCAATCTTGTCCTGTATATTTTCTCACCACCTAAGCCAACATCATCTCGCTTGAGAAAGAAGCACTTTTCTGCTAAAATTTTATATAGTTTCTCCCTGGCCTTCCTTCGTATAAAATAACCTGCTCCTGTTTCTACAAACCATTTACTCCTAAACTCCCAGAAGTTCTTAAAACCAAGGATATTTGGGTCAAGAAAAAACAGTTGACAAAAATAATCCATCTCACTATTTACCATCGGTGTCCCTGTAAGAATCCACTTGTACTTTACATGAGCAAACTTAGTACAGTAATAATGAGTGACTTGTGGTGAATATTTGCCTGTCTGTTTATTTCGTTTCCATGGTGTCTTTATAAAGGTTGACTCATCAAGCACAACCACATCCCAGTCATAGTCACATAGTTCGGGAAGATTCAGAAATCCTTCTTTGTTAATTAGGTAGTATTTAGCATCAGATTTGAAGAACTCAGGGAGCGCTGAGCTTCTTTCTTCGCCTGTACCTGACACCAAAAAACTACCGTTATCACCAATCTCTGTCTGCCAACCAAATAGAACAGAATAAGGCCCTACAACTAATACTTTCTTAACACTAGATGGGTATGAGTTTATCCGTCTTACAGCGACTAGAGTCTTCCCCAACCTCATTTCCATAAACAATGCAGGAGTATCTGTGTTACGGGAGTACCTAAGGGCCTGTACCTGATATGGTCGTAATATCTTATTCATAAAATTCTTTACTCTCCATAACAACCTTTCTAAATGCTGACAAGTTATCCCATTGTTTATAAAACTTTTCTGTCTTATCAGGTGAACCTTTTCCAAGAACATAATATCTATAATTAGTCATTAACTTTCTATTCATCTTTATGCCCTCATTTGCATAACCAATACCTAACAATCTATACTGCAATCTAAGTATCGCCTTATGCAGTGTCATTATTGGGAAACTCTCGCTTGGATATATCACTTCCCATTTATCATAAACTATGTCTTCAATCTTCCACTTAGAGTTACCACTCATTATTGTATTTACCATGGTAACAAAGCCCCAGAATCCTGCTGTTGCTCTAGACAGTTTTTCATTCACTTCTGAGTAACCATCTGGTAGTGACCTTAGAACACTATTTCTAGTCATCATGTCCTCCGATGTTTTATCTAACTTTTTAGTGTACTCATATATCTGTTCTTTCATTTTGTCCATGACCACTGGGTGAAGATCAGGATACATTGACAAACCAAGCTTAGCGAAACCTGCTTTCCTTGCCTCCTCATAAATCTCCTTGTCTGGTGTGATAGTATATCCTTTTATATGACCAAGATTCTTTAGCAATTTACCAGCAGAAATTATTGCTTCAAGTGGTTCAGCTTTTGGTCTAAAATTGAATACTATGTAGTCATATTTTATCAGTGTGAAGAAACGCACTATTATTCTTTCAACATACAACAGGTAGGCTTCTAATACATAACCAAGAATCTTTGCGTTTCCTACTGCGTCATACATCGTGTAGGGATAGCAATTATCATACTGTAAAGGTATAATTCCTCCCGATGAGCAAACCATGAAGTCAACACTACTTAATTCAGTCAAAAAATTCTTCCATTTTCTACCCTTTGAATAAGGACGTGTCATAGTACATAAGGACATAAAAGCTATCCTATGCTTTGGTACAAATTGTTTTAGAATTTCTTCCTGTGCTTGAGCAACAACAGGATGGTTTATAATAGGCTCTACTGTACCACTGATTTCTTCCTTTGGAACCCAATCTTCTTTAGGTACTAATTTAGTAGAACCCCAGTTGTTAGTCTTCTTCATAATTAGTTGGGTCCTCCACCCTTGCAAGTTCAAATGCTTCTTTACGCTCTACACAGGTGCCACATTTACCACAGTGCTTTTCACCACCCTTGTAACAACTCCACGTATTTGTGAAGTCTACTCCCACCTCATGACCAAGGGATACTATGTTTGCTTTATTGTACGACAGAAAATCTGAACGAATCTGAACCTTATTGTAGGTACCATAAGCACCTGCCTCACTCATTGTTCTAATAAAAGTATTCCTGCAGTCAGGGTATATTGCATGGTCACCATCGTGTGCCCCAATTAGAACATACTTCAGATTGTTACTTTCAGCCAACCCGATTGCTATACTTAGCATAATACCATTCCTGAATGGGACTACTGTGCTTTTCATTGTGCTATCCTCATAATGCCCCTCAGGGATTGCACCACCAGATTTTAGCAAACTACTCTTAAAGAATTTATTCATAAACCCTAAGTCTATTACATGATGTGGAATCCTAAGTTTAACGCAGTTTAATTCCGCCTTTGCAATTTCTTTACTGTTATGTTTGGCCCCATAATCAAAGCTCACTGCAAGTGCAATACGTTCCTTATTCTTATGCAACATTACTGTACTGTCTAATCCTCCTGAATATATGAGCACAGAATCCTTCATTCTTGCCCTCATTTCTGACTTGACTTCCCTCTTTATTTCTAGAAAGGTATCTTCACTCATTCTGCCCTCCCCATTTTATTTTTGACTTTTAACATCTTTTTAAATCTTTTTAACTTATAAAATATCCTGGTCTTCTCAATAGCATTTGCTGCTGTCTGCTCCTCTGTTAGTTCAGCTATTTTTCTAATCAGCAAATCCTTTCTCATCTACCTGTCCTCCTTACCAAAGCTTGACATCCAATACTTTAGTATCTCCCCTGCTTCATTACTACCAATACCAAACTCATCTTCAATGTAGGTTCTTGCACCAAACATATTGACCACTCCTGACTTCCTTAATTCATCTAGATAAGTCAAATGCTCATCTGTTACCACATCTGGTCTTCCTTCACTCATGTTCTGCTCCTTTTGTTATACTAAAATTTTAAAGATAATATATACTGCTACCCACATCACTATCCCTATTACAACTAGATGCCAGGTTGGCATGCTATCCTGTTCTTCACATTTGTCTTTAGACTCTTGCAATCGTTTTCTATATGATTCCATGATGTTTCCTTACGTTTCTAATTGATTTCCTTATAAATATATCATGCTACACCTGATGCTCAGCAAATGCCTGTTATAAACACTGGGAAGGAATTGCACCTTCCCTTCAAATTATCATGACTTTTTCAATGCGCCATCTTCATTCTTTTGGTGGCAAATTGATAAATGGTTAATTGCCTGTGAGATGACTGCTTCAAATTTATTCTTTAGTTCAGTAAATTTATCATAATCCTTCTGACTAAATTTATACTTATTCCGGAGTGGATTAAGTTGGTTGAATAAACCATCTAATGCTTCTGCCCTTGCCTTTGTCTTTTCCTCATCATACTTCCATTCATCTGTCAGCATGCCCTGAGTCGAATAAACCGATTGGTGTACATTGGTAATACTGTTACTGTTGTAGGAAGTGAATGGTGTTACTTTAATCGTTGCCATAGTTAACTCCTTGTATGGTTTTTTTGTTGTGCCTATTTCAATGAACGATAAGGAAATCTACATTAAAATTTATGTCTATGCAAGGTTTTTTTAATTTAATTTGCTATTGATGTTGTATCTCACAGATATTTAATTAGATAGAATTTTGTTATTTTAAAAAATATTACTTTTACTCATGAAATGCCATCATTTTGCCATTCTCAATAGGTATATAGTAGGGGTCTTATTATATCTCTTATAGAAATTAAGATATACTTACATGAAATAATACTTATACATACATAATAGATATGTCGTTTTAATGGCACTTCGTGATTAGCGACTGCATGGTAGGATTATTTTTCTTTATCAGTACTAGAAATATTTATATGGTCATTTATATTTTTTATGTCTTCCCTATGCCACACTATTATAAAAACTGAAAAAGCAAAGCTACCAAGAAGCAAGGTGAGCAGGAGCCATGTCACCCACTTTGGTAGTTTTCTCTTCGCAATTTCAGCTTCCATTGTTTCAAGGCATTTAGGATCCGGTTTCTGCCTATATTCAAGTAATGCTATTTTTAAATCATTTACTGACATTCTATTTGTAAATTCTTTGTAGTTAGCATCCATTTTAGTTACTAACTTTTCTCCCAGTTCTTCAATTTTACTATAAACATCTTTCAATTCAGACATGGCTATTCTCATAATTACTTTTAGTCATTAGTGTTGTCAATCCAACCACTAACTATTATTTTTATTGTCCTGGTTTGTTCAGAGTACACGCGTATTCTATAAGTATTAGCTGATGCAACTATTACTGCCTTTCTTCTATCTAACATAGCTGTACTACTAGTTACTCCTGCCATAGGAACACGTTGACCCATCCCTGCTACATAGGTACTTCCATGATCATAACTCATTACTTCAAGACCATATCCAGTGGTAGGATACACAGTATATATCGGTAAAAATTCAAAAAATACTGGAATACTAATTAAAGGTGGTGCTAAGTCAGGTGTACCAGTCTGTGTGCCTTTGACTTGCATAACACTTAAAGTAGTTATTGTTAATGCTATAGATGCTGTTTGCCTATCTGCTAAGTAGTCAGCTATATTAAAATACCCATTACTACTTATGATATTCATTAGCCTAGCCGTCCCAGAAATAGGTATTGCTAACTCTAACTGATAAGCAACTCTTTTCCACATAGTATAACCACTAACTGATTCAATCGAACTTCCTACAATGTTAGTGCCTGCTGCATTATCATCCATACAAACATCAAATGCTAAAGTAGTAGGGTTGTAAAGAACAAAAACATACCACCACTGATTACTACCTATCGCTTGTGACCCAGGAACTCTACAAGGTGATGTTGAGCTATCACCAGCAACCCAAGTGGTTGCACTAAGTAGTTTATCTATATTAAAAGTTCCTTTCATTAGCCCTTTAACTGATGACTGGGAAGACAAAGTACTACCTATGATACTTATACGATACGCTCCTCCTGCACTCATCCCACCATTATATTGAATTCCTTTATTAGCTTCATAGTTAAGCAGGTTAGCCTCAACTGCTTCAATATCACTATTTAGTGCAACAGAATTTCCTTCAATTCTATTCAGGTCATCAGCTTCGATGCCATCATTAGTATCCCAATCTGTTTTAGGCGTAATCCATGCCATTATATTTTCCTCCCATCTGTAATTTGTCTTAAAGTTCCATCATATTCAATTTGATTTTTGAATACTTTAAAATCTTCTTGAACTAGAGTTGAGCCTCTTTCATAAGTAGTGACTTTAATAACATCAGCTAATTCTAATGATGGATTTCCTCTCCAGTCTGTACTAATATCTTTTCGATATATTTTATACGAAGCTAGTAATTTATCTACTATCAGTTGAGCAATATCACTACTTTGCACTAAATGATTATTTGGATAAGAATATTTTTGTAAGTAATTACCTAAAATGCTATCAGGGTCTTCTGCAAAAATTGTTTCCTTTCCTTGAACCTTCATTGCATAACCATTAACTACAACATTTCCTACTTCTGTTAAAGCACTTCCATTCTCAATAATAATTATAGCTCCCCAAGGATAAAATGTTGAGCTAACAACGCTTATACTGCCTCCTGGGTTATCTTCAATGCTAGCTACTGAACCTACTACAAGAACAGGTTGGTCTTTATATTCTATAGTTAGTGTTTTCAACTCACCAGTGGTCAATGTAATTAGTGAACTAGTTTTATAAACTTCTGACGTGGTACTTTCAGGCTGTAAAGGTTGCGTGGTTACTTCAACTCTATTAACTAGCTCTTCTGACTTTGCTGGTTGTTCTCTTGCGAAGTAATCATCTTTTCCAATAGTTAGCACTGATGTTACTGAACTTGTCAGGACACTAGGTCCTTCTATAATTAGCACATCATCTTTACTCATATATGCTTGACCCATACAAGCCTCGGCAATTTGCTTGATAGTCTTAAAATAATCTTGTATTGGAAACCATGCATATCCAATTTCGTAATTCTCAAGTTCAATATCTATTGACCATACTAAGTTTGGCATTGGTATATTAGTCTTTGCATGATTTAATATATTATCTAATATGTCGTAAAGATTTTCATCAATAAATAAAGTAGATGTTTTGTATTCAGCTTTCCTAAGTAGCTCCATTCTATCTCTACATGAAACTGATGCTAAAAAATCCTGTTCACTAACCTCCCAATCTCCAGACCAAAATACACCTAATTTAACATACTCAATAGTATTATCACTAAGTAAGAATCCAATATAAGGTTCTACTCTTCTATTTTTTCTAATTAGCTCATAGAATAATGAGTTTAAATTTGCTGGGAAAAATGGGTCAATAACATCCGTGCCATCAACATCAATAGAAATGTTATTTAGTACAATATCTAACTCATTACTTGAGATATTACCAATAGGCATAGAGCCATCACCAATTACTCTTTCCTCTAATAAGCTCATTGAGACTATTTCATCTCCAGCAAATGTTTGCGAAAATCCGGTATAAAATTCTGTAATTTTGACTATTTCATTTGGAGCACTCCACTTACTGATAGTTAGTGTCATTTTAGTTATACTAGCTAGTGATAAATTGGATACATTTTTTGACCAAATTTGTAAGGCATTACTAGTTATTGTTTCTGTATGTTCCAGGACTGTCCCACCAGCACCACTATATAGGTTTATTGCAAAGTCTACTGGATACTCATTATTATAATCATCTCCTGCAACTAACAAAGATACTACTGGTCTGGAATCGAATTCTATAATTAGTATTGGCGGTGCAGTCAAAATTCCTAATAAGTTACTTCGAGAATTACCATACCAACCAACTTGTTCAAGTAGTCCACTAGTTAGTGGGTTTGGCATCAACTTATAAACTCCATCTGCCTTAATTTTTCCATCAAGATATGCCCATTTTTTAGGTGTAGTTAGGTTTGCATCATATATTTGTGATAAATTAGCAGCTCTGTTAGGTTCGTCTCTTCCTAAGTAGTAGCAATCCGATTGAGTATAATTTATAGATTGATTATAGAAAGTTGAGGCCGTTACGTTCTCAGGAACAGCGTCATTTCCATTGCCTGAATAGTCAAGTATATTTCCTGAAGCTTCGTTACATCTATAATAAGCTAAACAGACTGTTAAATCAGTTGGTTTATCAGTCATTAGATTATAATCTTTTGAGTATAATTTGGCAACATCGTCATCTGAGATAAGTTTATTATAAATAATTATATCATTTGAACTTTCTCCATACCGATAACTACTTGATGCTATTGTTCTACGACTACCTAACAAAAAGCCTAATGAACTGGTAATACTTGGCGAAGTTAAAGTTCTACTTGAGTATGTTATATCAGAAGTTTTTTCAACTCCATTTACCCATACTCTTCCAGTAGAAGCACCTGATGAATATATTTGCTGAACTACTATATGATACCAACCACCACTAGATGCTAATGATGGCAATCCACCATTACTTATCCAAGCTAAAGACCCACTAGCTCCTCGACTATTTATGAAACGAATATTAGCATTGGGATGACTAGCACCATTTTGAGGTGAAGCTATAAGACAAACCCCAAAATCACCAGAAGTATAATCACCTATTACTGTTTCTATAAACCCAAAATCATTATTATTATGATTTATCCAAAAACTAAAAGTAGCATTTCCTGTACTTCCTATTGTATTTATTGGTGTTTGAACGTAGTCATCAACACGGTCAAATAACAAACTACCAGTTATGCTACTTACATACCAAGCAAATGCCTTTTCAATATTTAAAGGGTCTTGCCTTACTATAGCATTTTCACTCCATAGTGCTGTACCTACGTTGTCTATAAACTGAGTAGCACCATCTGTAATTATAAATCCTGAAGTATTTGCATCATTGACTAGTGTTGAAAGAGTTTTCCAAGTATCAGTATCTACTACGTCAGAAATTTCAAGTATAGTACCTAGTGAACCTGCTATATGCTTTCCGTTTTCTTGATTTATATACCATTCCTCACTAGCAAATTTTATCCTAGAAACATTTGTATTATAAATAAAACTAGGTCTAAATCTCCATTCATATTGATAAGCATTTATAGTAATTGGCGCATCTGGCAAAGTTCCGTAAGCTACTGTTCTATCAACATCAATTTGAATTCCACTAGCTAGGTCAAACAATTTTATGATTAAATTTGTCCCACTTTTCGTAAAAGTACATGTAAACCAATGACCTCTATATGCGCCTATCTGAGCTGCTGTGAATATCGTAGTTGAACTCACATTGTAATATATGATTAAACGACCATCTGAGTAGTCACGCATACGTATAGACGTACTAGCATCCCTAACATAAATAGGATAAGAATCCTCAGTAGGTCTATTTTCATAATCAATTTCAAAACTTTCACCTTCCGCTAAGTCTCTAAAAGACAAATTAGTTCTTATAACATTAAAATTAGACCGAGTAAGGTTTGCAAAAATTCCTATTCTTTGAGTCACAGTGGCAGATGTACTAATTGAAGAATCCTCAGTGGGTGAAGTCCAAATAATATCAAGTTTCGCTTTGACCTTTCTAATTGTATCTTTTGCTGCTGTTAAAAAATTAGCACTAGTACTAATCATACTAAACCTCATCCAAGGTAATTTCAACATTTCCCCAGAGACCATCAATTCTAGCTATAATCCTTTCATAATCAAAAGGGCTAAGTAGAACAGTATAGTCTGTGTACCCATCGTCTCTCTCATCTCTAAGTATCAATTCCAAATTTTCAGCACGTAAATCAATAAAAGTTTGCAAATTAGAATCGTCAATTAGTTCATACGATAATGAGAACTTTTTCTTTGTTGCAATTATATCTTTTACTAATTTTGCAGATGCAGTCCTGCCACTTCTTGAATGCTCTACGTCTGTAATTCTATATGTTCTACTTAGTGGTGTCAATAATTGCAGAGTACCAATAGAAGTTCCTAAACTCAAATTAGCTTTTGACATAATTACTCTCCCTTCCTAGTTTCTTCTGATACTCGGAATTTATATAAAGTTTTTTCAAGGTTTTTAAGCCCCTGTTTATCAGCAACTAATGTCCCAATATGTATATGCTGCTCTACTGCTTTTGAACCTGAATTTCCACCCCCATTTCCTGCCATTGCCAATGACTGTCTACCATTACCTGGGACAAGTGTGTCTGTAATTATGCTCATTATCCTGTCTGCTATTTCAAACGCACCTTTCCTCATTGGAAGTACAGTTTCCTTTTCACCTGCCTCACCAATGGTAACATTAGTACCACCCATTGATGGCATGATAGTCGCACCACCTGCTAACTGTGGTAATGGTTTTGCTGCTATTGCTGCAACCTTTGCTAGTCCAAGTGCAGTAGCAAAACCACCAGCAATTAGGCCATTTGGTATGAATGGTATGGTTAGGAATCCATTTATAGCAAGTTGGACTGCACTAACACCTGCTGAGAATATTGCCTGTGTCTTATCCCTTTTTGCTTGCTTCATTTGTAGTTCTTTCTTCTTCTTATCTGCCTCCTCATCCATCTCAGCAAATGCAGTATTCTTTTCTTCCTCACTAAGTTTGGTTGTATCAAGTGCCTCTTTTTCCTTTTCAAGTTCAGAATCTATCAGTGCAATTTTACTATCTGTGCTGCCTGACATTGCACCAAATATAAATCCTATTGCTGCTATTGAACCACTAATTATAACTGACCACATTTTCTTGTTATCTTCTTCTTCCTCCCTTAGTAGTTCCTTTTTCTTTTCATAGGCTTCGTCGAGAATCTTTTGCTTTTTATCAGCTGACTCCTTTTCTAATGCTATTTCCTTATTATCAGCATCATTCTGAAGTTCAAATCTTTTTATATAGTAGTAATCCCTTATTTCCTGTAATTGCTCTTCTGATGCCCTCAATTTTCCTGCTTTTTCTAGTTCCTTCTTTTCAGTCAAATCTAGTAACTGCATTTCAGTCAAAACTGCCTGCTCAATTTTAGTCGAGTAACCATCCATAAAGGCAATTCTTTCTACACTTAGTTTCTTATCTAATTCTAGTTGTTTAGCAATTCTTTCTTTTTTCCTTTCAAGGGCAGCGATTTCCTCAGCTTCTTTCAACTCCTCAGCAGCTCTTTCGGCATCGGTCATATTGTATCTTTTCCTGAAAGCTGCCTTTTCGGCATCGGTCATATTTTTTATTCTATCTATCTTTTCCTGTATGCTCTTTATAGTTTTAGCTGTGTGTTTGTCTCTTTTCGCCTGGTCCTCATCAAGTTTGTTTAGTGACTTTCTTAAGTCCTCAGTTGCCTGTTCCATATCTCTAATAGTATTATTAGTTGAAATAACAGCGGCTGCTAATGCTCCTAACGCTATTATGGCAAGCCCTATTCCACTCATAGCCAATGCACCATTAAAACCAACTACTGCTAACTTGGCAGCTGTTACCATAGTTGTGACTATTTTAATTGAACTAATTAGTTTTCCTATTACGAGTAACATCGGTCCTGCTGCTGCAACAAAAGCAATTAAACCAATGACTGTATTCTGCAACCCATTAGGTAGATTTTGAAACCATTTTGCTATTCCCTGTATCTTGCCTAATAGTGACTCAAGTATGGGTATAACTTTATCTTTAATTACTGGGAGAAGAACTTTAGAAAATGTTATTGCTACGTTAATAAGCTTATTCTTAACAACCTTTAGTTGGTTATTAAAACTTTTCATCTGTTTGTCTGATACTTCTTGAGTTGTGCCACCTGCATTTCTTAGTTCCTTTTCATACTCCCTAATTGCATCCGATGTACCAAGCAGAGTTAACATTGCGGAAATTGACCTGTCTTGAAAACCAAGTGTAGTCAATTCAGCTCTCTTTTGCTTATCAGACATGCTGGTTAAACGCACCTCAAGGTCACCAATAATATCAGCCATATTATTCATGTCGCCTGAGCTATCATATACGGCTATTCCTGCCGTCTTAAAAGCATCGCCATTCTTAAGTGCGGATGTCTGTAAATCTCGCAGGACTATGTTTAACTGATTTCCTGCAAGCTCCCCTTTTACACCTTGGTCGGCATAAGCTGCTAATACTGCTACCCCTTCCTCAACATCTTTATTAAGTATTCTAAGTGCCGAACCAGCTTTAGTTGTCAATGACTTACTAAACTGTTCAACTGTTGCATTTGCCAAAGTATTTGCCTTGACTAAAACATCAGAAACTCTAATCATGTTTTCTTGGTCTTTGGTTACATCCTTTGTACTTAGTCCCAATGCACTTTGGGCATCTGTTAATAGGTCAGTTGCCAATGCCATTTCAAAATTACCAGCAGTTGCAAACTTTGCCACCTCAGGAAGCAATGCTATTGACTGTGCTGCTGTCTTACCTGCAGATGCTAAGAAGAAATAGGAATCTGCAGCAACTTTTGCACTTTGTGGTAATTTCTCAGACATTCTCAATGCAACATCTTCCATCTTTGTTCTCATCTCGTCCGAGACATTTCCCATGATTGCTAGAGAATTAGTCATGGCATGGTCAAAGTCTCCTCCGAACTTAAGAACAGCGGCGCCTGCAAGGGCAACTGGTATAGTAAATGCTTTAGTCATCCCCATACCAATGCCTGCTATTTGTTTACCAAATCTTTCAATAGGCCGGATTGCCTTTTTCATCTTCTTTTCGAAAGTACCCATCTTCTCAGATGCCTTCTGAAGACCATCAATCTTTACTACTCCGACTAGTTCAAATAATCTTTTCACTTGGTATTCCTTTTCGAGTTGTCAATTCTTTTTTTGTCGGCATTCATTATCTTTTCTGCTAATTGGTCAGCCCTATCATTCAGAACCTTTATTTCTTTCCCAGTCAATTTGCTATCGCCCTCAACAAGACCTAACATCTTACAGTGGTCATTAAAGTTTTCCTTTCTTTTAATAGGCTGTAACCATACCATATAAGCTGCACTGACTAACATACTATTCGTCTCCTTGGATTCACCATCAAATATCATTCTACTGAAAAAGTCAACTTCACTATACCTTAACTGGTCAAAATCCTCATTAGAATACTTTAGATGGAATCTTACTTTGTCTTCAGTTAGCCTTGCTTGTGAAGATACTTTTTTGTCTTGTTGTATAAGTGCAAGGCTTTGGTAAAAAAATTCGATGCTTCAGGTGCGTTAACAATTTGGTTAATAATCTCTGGTTCTGTGTCTAGCGGTAAAGTTAAAAATACTTCTTTGTCAACACCAATTAGGTTAGCAAACCACTCGTGTGTTTCTTCCTCAAATGTCTGTAGTATGCTTTGGATAATTTCAACACCAAGTTTTACGTAAGCGTCTGTATCCTTTTCCTCACCAACGACTTCACCTTCCTCACTAGAAGATGCTTTTGGAACCTGGGAGGAGATAAGGGAGCTATAATCCGTCCCCTTAATCTCACCAGATACCTTAATTATTAGTTGTGATAATTTCTTTCTGTCTGCCACAGTTAGTGGTCTTATTTTAATCTTCGTTTCTTCTATCATACTGGCTCCTTGAAATTTACTAATTATTGGTTAACTAATACTGCTATGTGGGCCACCTAAGTTCCCAAGGTTCAGTGTCCAGGTCTGCAGGGTCAAAGTGTGCCTTAAATTGAATTGATAATACTGACTCATCATTCTCAACCAAACCAAGTTCAAAATTCCCATCTGCAATTACATTCTTTAGTATTCCTACTAAATATGTTGAGGCTTTACCTGATACTTGGGCAACGATTGCCACATTTGTCAAATAGTCCCCTGCTGCCACATCTAACGCTCTAGTAATTGAGTCATGTGTCTTTGTTGGAGTATCAGGATAATCTGCTATGTCTGCACCTGTCAATGCCTTAACAAAAAGGGCACCACTTAACTCAACCATATTTACAGTTAGAATTGCCTCTACTTTTGTAATTCTTCTACTACCTTTAACAGGTCCTTTTGCCCCATCAACTGACATCTCTCTATACTCAGTATTTATTGACAAAGTACTACCACCCCTTGTGGCACCTAAGTTCGCTTCACCTACCTCACCATAATTCATAACCAACTTACCTGCATCAAGTACAATCTTATCATAAGATGTGCTGGTCACTCCATGTTGTCTTGCCATGATTTCTCCCTACTATTTATTATTTTACTAATTAGTCTGCTACACTGATTGCTGCTACTGTGACATCTGCCTCGTCATCATAAGTAATCTGTGCCTCACCATCTGAGTCATTGAATCTGTTTATTGAAAAGAATCCAACCATCTCCTCGCTACTTGCAGGTACTGTGACTACAACATTGTGAGTCTCTCCTTGGTTGCATTCTACTTGGGATGCTATTGTGACTGTTCTAGATGCAACTGCCTCATTCTTTATATACAGTAAAATCTTTCCTGTATTTGCAAATGAGTCACCACCACTTGCTGCTGCTGTAAATTCTGGTGTAAGTGAAGCACCTACACTCACATTCTGTACTGTTAATTCTGCCATAATTCTCTCCTTCTATTAGCTAGTTAAATTATCAATCCATCCTTTCCTACAAGCACGAGCATTAAATCTTGCAATGAAATGCTGGGCTCTAGGGTCATCGTCTTCGCTATCTCTACCTGCCTGAAAACTGTGCTCACTATTTATCCTGATATTCTTATAATATTCATGTTCCATTTCTGTCTTATCCAAAAGCTCTCCTAATCTCCTTATTGCCAACCTTGCCCGCTTACCAGATTGGTTGAAGTCAAATACTGCTATCTGAACGTCATAAACTTTAATTACTGAGTCACTAGGACTTGAAACTTCATCTATGGTAAATACTATGTAAGGAAAAGGAGTATTCTCTGGGGCAGAAGAGCTAAATATCGAAGGCACATCAGTATCACCAATGGTTGACACGTATGCAATAAGTTTAGCATCATTTATCAATTTGCTATATAGTGAACTTTCCCACATTAGAACCATGCCTCCTGTAGTATTTTCATTACTGCTAATGAGTTGCTTTCCATTGTTCTAAATATCCAAGGATTTGCTGCTATATGACCAGTACCTTTTCCTGACTTCTTAAATCTTGAATCTGTACCAAACTCTATCAGGTGTGCTGCGTATGCTTTAGGGCCAAAACCTACCAAGGATGAGAATTTGGTATGCTTGTGGTTAATACCCTTTGTAATATTTGAACTTGCACCAAATAGTGAAGTGGTTTTTTCTTTCAACTTTTTCTTAAGAAATCTAGCAGCTTTCATACGTGCCTTTCTTTCAAACTTATCCAAGTCTCTTTGGATGTCCTTTAGGTATGAGTGGAAACTTACTTTCATGGTTATCCTAGTTTTTAATTAGTTCGATATCAAAACAACATGCAATAGATGCTGCTGTTATACTAGCTAGTGCTTGTACTGAAAAACAAATATCTACCTTTTCACCGAACTCTAATCCTTTTGGATATGTATGGCTAGTTGATGAACTAGCTCTATCGCTAATTGCACTTATATGTTTTAGCTGCCATGCCTTCCCATACTCTCTTGCCCTCATCCTAATCAGATATTCTGATACCTTACTTGCTCCTGCAGTGCTTGCATTCCAGATTAGCATTCTTCCTGTGTAGCCTGCTGGGATAGTATATAAAG